TTCAGTCAAAAGAACGCATTGAAAACATGAAAATAGAAGCAGACTTAAAGAAAGAGTTATTTAAGGCGCAGACGAGAGAATCAGAAATGATGATGAAGAACGAAATTGAGCAGCTCAATAAAAGGGTTGAGATGCTTGGTCAGACAGCCAATGAGAGAGAATTACAGCAAAGACGAGCAATGATGATGCAAGAAATTGAGCGCATGAAAATGGCTACAGATTTACAGAATCAGGAATATGAAGAGGAAAGAAACGAGCCAATAGAAGAGCCAGTAGACGAGGATTATGGTCAGGGCTTTGATGGAGAATTACCGCCACAAGGCGAATTATAAGAATTTAAAGTTTAGTAGTTTTCTTAAAACTATGATTAACAACTCAAAAAAAGAGGTAAAATAAATGGGAGAAATATTAGTAGAATCTAGCGACGAAAGTCACATAGATCAGGCCGCTGAAGAGTCTAGCGTAAACGACTCACAAGAAGAATCCGAGTCAGCCGAAGAGGTTGACGAAAAAGAAGAGAGTCAGTCGGACGACGATCAAAAGGAATCAGAGGACTCAGAGGAAGAATCAGAAGAGGAATCAGAAGAGGAATCAGACGATGAATCAGAAGAGGGCGACGAAGAGGACAAGGAAGAGAAGGACAAAGAAGGGGAAGAGAAGCCCCATAAGAAACGAGGTAGTCGAGCATCAAGAAGGATAGAGAAGTTAGTTAAAAGACGAAACGAACTATCTAGTGAGAACGATTATCTACGACAAGAGGTTGAAAGGCTAAGACAAGGTAAGCAAGAGAGGCGAGAAGAAGTTGACGAAGATGCGCCGAAATACGCACGAAATGAGCGTATAATCGACGAAAAAGGGCAAGAGCTAGTAAGACCTAATATCGAAGATTTTGAGGACTATGACGACTATCAAGAGGCGTTAATGGACTTTAAATTTGAAGAGAGAAAGGCTTATGAGAGACAAGTCCAGACAAAGAATCAAAGAACAGAGTCTTTAAAACAAAGACAGTCAGCTTTTAATGAACAGGCCAAAGAATTGGCCTCAAAGTATCCAGATTACAACGAAGTAATCTCAGACGTTGACCATATTCAGATGAAGCCTGAATTGGCTTTAGCAATATTAGAGTCAGATGTCGGAGCCGCTTTAGCTTATGAGATAGCCAAGAATGAGGAAACCTATAAGAAATTAAACAGCATGACAGGTGCAAGACTTCAAAGAGAAATAGGAAAAATTGAAGTCAGAGCCGAAGCTTTAATCTCTTCCAATGATTCAAAAATTGAAACTGTAAAAAAGACGAAAGCCCCTAAGCCGTTGCAACCAGTAGGCAGCAAAGGCAAAAGCTCTGCGAAGTCTTTGGACGATCCTAGCTTATCCCAAAAGGATTTTGAGAGGTTAAGGAACGAACAAATTAAGGCTAGAAGAGAATCGGGCTGGTATTAATTTGCCTACACTTTAAACGAGGTATTATAAATGGCTAATACAAATTTAACTATCTCAATGATTACAAAAGAAGCATTGAGAATTTTAAAGAACGAACTTGGCTTTGCTAAGAACGTAAACAGACAATATGACAGTCAATTTGCAAAAGGTGGAGCTAAGATTGGTTCATCTTTAAACATCAGAAAACCAGTAAGATTTACTGTTTCAGACGGTGCAACTTTATCAAACCAAGATGCGACAGAAACTAGCGAAGTTTTGACATTAGACAGTCAAAAGCACGTTGCTTTCCAATTCACATCTAAAGAAATGGCATTAGACATTGATATGTTTAGTGACAGATATTTGAAGCCAGCTATTGCTAGTTTAGCGAATAAGATCGACTATGACGGTCTTTCTTTATATTCAAGCGTTTATCAATCTACTGGTACAGCTGGAACTACTCCAGCCGATTTTCCAGTGTTGACTGATGCTGCGACTAAATTATCAAACTCAGCTGCACCAATGGGCGACAGAACTTTGATTGTAAACCCAGCCGCTTCAGGTGCTATGGCTAACGGCTTAAAAGGTCTTTTCCAGTCATCTGAGCAAATCAAGCAACAATATGAGTCTGGTTTAATGGGTCTTGCTGGTGGTTTTAAAATTGCTCAAGATCAAAACGTAAGACAACACACAGTAGGTGCTTACGCTGGGACTCCATTAGTTAATGGTGCTAACCAAACTGGTTCTAGCTTAACTACAGATGGATGGACTTCTGGTGCTTCTGCTTTGGCCGCTGGGGACGTTTTCACAATTGCAGACGTTTACGCAGTAAATCCACAAAACAGACAGTCTACTGGTCAGCTTCAAGACTTTGTTGTTACAGCTGCAATTTCTGACACTTCTGGTGCTAAAGTTATTTCTATCAGCCCATCTATCACAGTAAGTGGAGCTTTCCAAACTGTAAACGCTTCACCAGCTAACGACGCTGCAATCACTGTAAAAGGTACAGCTTCAGGAATTTACCCGCAAAACTTAGCTTTCCATAAGGATGCTTTTGTATTGGGTATGGCTGATTTAGAATTACCTAAAGGTGTTGATATGGCTGCAAGAGCTTCTGATCCAGACGCTGGTCTATCATTGAGAATTGTAAGAGATTACAATATTTCAACTGATTACTTCCCTTGTAGAATCGACGTTCTTTACGGTTGGAAATGCGTATATCCAGAACTTGCAAACAGAGTTTGGGGTTAATCCTAGATTTAATTTGCTTAATGAGGCTGGGGATTTATTCCCTAGCCTTTTTTTAGGGGTTATTATGAAATTATTAATATTTTTTACGTTATTATTTGTTGGGTTTAATGCTTATGCGGTAGATCCTTCTTATAAGTTAAAACACGCAGCGCAGGTCATTGAGTCTGTTTTTGGCGATAAAGTAAGGATTAAGCCTAAGTCTTTGTTAAAATTTGGCAGAAGTGAGCAAGTAAGCAATACAACATACACAACACTTCAAAATCTTCCTTCAGGGACGTTAAACGAGACTTATATATCTACTAATTTAATTAACAGAATTTCAAGTTCAAGCGGCTCAGATACTGAACAAATGGTCATCGAGGGCTTTGTCTGTTTAGCTAATGGTGACAAAATATTCAAGGTTCAATCAGTGACTTTAGCAGGACAAACAGAGACAGCTTTAGGTGTTGCGCTTTGCAGAGCAACTAGAGCTTATAATAATGGAACAAACGACCTAGTTGGTAGCATTTATATTTATCAAGACGACACTGTGACGGCTGGTGTTCCAGACACGGACAGTTTAGTCCATATGATCGTACCAGCAGGATCGAATCAGAGTTTTAAAGCATCAACAACGATAAGCTCTAAAGACTATTGGCTTATTACAGAGGCGGCGGCTTCTATTAATACTAAGACAGGTTCACCAATTGCAGAGCTTGAGATCCAAGTAAGATTGAATGGAAAAGTATTTAGAACACAGGCAATTTCTACAGTTGCGACAACTGGTTCAACATTTGTATCTGCTAAATTTGATCCAGTAATTATTGTTCCAAAAAATGCAGATGTAAGAATGAGGGCTCTGGGATCGACAAATGGGATTGATGTATCAGGCTGGATGAATGGTTATTTAGCTAAAGTAATAGACTAGGAGTAAGTAAAATGAAAAATGAATATCCAAAAATGATTTACAAAGGTAAGCTTGGCGACTTAAAAGACGAGTATTGCGTAGTAAAAGACAAAGCAGAACACGACAAAAAACTAGCTGAATGGAAAAAAGTTGATAAAGTTGTGGAAAAAGTGGAAGATAAAGGGAAAAGCGAAAATCCGTCCAAAGTTGATGAAAAACCCGCTGTAAAAAAGAAAGTAAGCAAGAAAAAAGTATCAAAAAAGGCTTAATTTAGGGGGTTAAATGGCTACAGGCGCAGAGATAATCGAGAACGCACTAAGAAAGCTTGGCGTTATTGCTTCAGGTGAAGATCCTTCAAGCGCAGAGCAAGCCGACGGTCTTACAGCTTTAAATCAGCTTATTGAATCTCTTTCAATGACAAACGTTTGTTTTACTGACAATGAGGAAACCTTCCCTTTAGTAGCCTCTCAGGCCGCATATACAATGGGATCGGGCGGAGACTTTGACACAGGTCAACCGATTAAAATAACAAGATTAAGGTTAAGCGTAACAAGCACAAGCCCAAGCTATGAATTGCCAGTATCATTAATTGAGCTTGATGACTGGAGGCTTA